AATCCATTATATCCTGTTGGGATAGTAAAGCTTGAACCAATGTTATTATTAGTTAATGATATACCATTACTAGCAGCTAGTTGTGGAACATAGGCAGTATTAGTGTTATCTTGTACTACAGCCTTTTCAGCAGGGTAAGTACAGAATACATCGCTAGTGCCAGCTAAAGTAATTTTAGAGCCAGCATTGCTAGACTCTAGTACGGTGTCCCTAGACAGCGTTGTTCCTGACGCAGTATAAGTACCAATACCTACTTCCCAATTATTGCCTGATACTAACGTATAGTAGGTAGTATTAGCATCACCAATGACACTAAATGCTTGAAAGCCATCACTCGCACCAGCTAATGTAACTGTAACTGTACCTGTGGTAGCAGTAGTTTCCTTTACCCTATCTTTAAAGACGAGAGCCATTATATTTCCTCTATGCTAATGTTACTGATAGGTTGTTTACAGCAATCTTGAAGATGTCGCCTGTGTCAATAGTTTTTGATGTGTCTAATGCTGTGTGATACATTAGGTTACCAACAGATAAAGCATCGTTAATACCTATCCATCCTACTGTTCCCCAGCTTGCTGTTGCGGCAGCAAATTCTACGGCAGCATCATTTAATACTTCTCCTGATGTGCCTGATGCGGTTGCAAAAGATACTGCAACTCTAGCGTAAGAAGTTCCAGCAGTAGGTACTTCTGTACCAGAACCATCATCGTTAGGGTTAGATGTCCATAATGATACATAGACAGTAGTTGGAGCAGTGTACGTTGTGGCGTTCAATGTTCCGTTAAGTAGTGCGTTTTCCAAATAGTTTGACATATCAGCCATAGTAAATTACCTCGTAGAATTAGTTATAGATAGTGGATGTGCAGGGTATTCAGAATCATCATCGCTTTTAGTTAGAGCGGTAACTCCTCTGTCGTACATAGATGCCCATGTTTGTAGTCGTTCATCGTTCATAAGGTATGGTTCTGCCTCACCTAGTGCTGCGTAAAGCAGTAAGTCAGGTGTATAAGCCATCCATAAGTTAGAAGGATTTGTGTCGCTCAAATATTCTGGTTGATAGAAATAAACCATTTGCAGCGTAAGAGCAGATGCAGGTATAGGAGCAAATTGAAACTCTGCACCTAGCATAGTATAAAAATTAGGAAGACCACTAGTTGCCGACCTAGAATTTCTAAAGAAATTACTAACCGATAAGAACTCTATCGTTTGTGGTGGATTAGGTCCAGCTCCTACAATGTGTATATCTTTCATTGCTAAAAAGTCAGCAGGTAAAGATACTGTACTATCGTTTGCTGTTGTTAACGCAGTAGCTACTTTAAGCATCTGTCGTAAACGTAAATCTCTACTTAACCTTACTTCGCCTAGTCTAATAAATTCAGGTATCTCGTTAGTTAAATCAGTACGAGCTAAATAGTCAGCTATTGTAGACTGTAACGTTGTGTAGTTGTCAAAGAAAGCCATTTATACTCTACCTTGTTTTGTTCTAAAGAATCGGTTGTCTGGGTCATTTAACCATGCTTTAAATCTAGGCATATCAAGAACGTGGAAGCCACGCATAATGCCCTTCTGATTAAGTGAGTCAATGACAGTAAATGGAATGGATGCTATCTTGTTGTCAAATACATCCTCACCCCATGTGGTACTGCTGTTATTATATTCTTGTTTGTTCTGTTCTATAATGCCTGTAACATCTTGTGATACTTCTATGACAGCACCATTAGCTGTGTCGTGTTTTTTAGATTTTCTAATCTCTGTTTTTCTTAATTTGTTATTCAGTGTTTCCATATGTATCCTTAATAATACTGCCCCCGAAGGGGCAATACTAATGTCTAAACTTAATTAAACTGCGAGGTCAGCGACAATACCGTGTGCTTTCTCATTAGATACTTGAAGAGTGTACTCAACAAGCATTTGATGTTTTTCGCTGTCACCAGATTTAGCCAATAGGTTAGACTGGAATGGGCGAAGTGTAGCAATAGATGCCATGCTAGGGTCAAGCACTAATGCTTGTTCCGCAGCTGGTGATGTATCAGCAGTCATAAATCTGTCAGGTACAACAGATAAAGTACCAAAGTCTGATAGGTACACATCAGCAGCACCCATAATAGTAGTTTGTTTACCACTGGTTGGTGCAGCATAACGCTGTTCAGCAATACCAGGAAAACCTGATACTACTTGTTTTTGTGTTGGAGGAACAACTAATATAGTTGGGTTACCACCATTTTCAAAACATGATTTAACACATTCTTTAAGTTTTGCTTCTGTAAATGCAGAAGTACTAGTACCTTCTGTACGAGTGTTTACACCATCACTAGTTGTTGGTGCAACACCATCTGTCATTGTGACGAAGTTTGATTTTAACCATGTTTGGATAGAGCCAAGTAGTCTAGCTGATGAACCAGCAGCACCATTAGTTTGACCTACATTACCAAGAATGGTTTTTTCCATATCTCGTTTAAGTTCTTGTCCTGCTTTAGCTAGTTGATAAGCTGTTTCTGTCTTACGACCTGCTTTATCTACTGCGTCAAGAGTACCAGAAATGTGTACTGTTTTACCTTGAATTTGTGTTCTGTTACCTACGCGAGTGGTAGGAGTATCAGAAGCACCACTTGCATCAGCACCCTCAATTAAGCCAGCTGCACTAGCTGCTGCTAGGTCATCTGTTTGCCATTCATGATAAGTTGCTGTTGCTTTTGTTTTACCAATTGAAGAAACTACAGGAGTTTCTGTTGGAGCGATATTGTAAATCGTGTTGGATAAATCCTCACGTTGACCTATCGCAGTATACGTTCTAAATTCTGCCATTTTTAAATGTCCTTGTTATAATAAGTTTTCAAATAAAGCTGCCGCATCTCTGGCTGAACCAGTTTGCTGTAGCCTTTGCATTTGTTTTTTTGTTCTGTCCGTTACCGATTGTTTTACTTTAGCTCCACCTTTAACCATCTTGGGAGCATTAGAAACTTTCTTCTTCATACCTGGCTTTGACTTAACTAGTTTGTCGTACATCATAGCCTTATGAATAGTAAGGACTTGGCGAGAGTCATAGACTTGGGATAATTCCTCATCTGTGAAACCTACCGATTTGCCATAAGAACGAATGTCATTTCTGATTTGTTCGCCTTTGACTTTGTCTGAAAACTCTGGCAAGGATTGTGCTAGTTTTTGTGATTCTTGTTCTACAACTCTTTGCATTTGTGCTGACCTATCCGCTTGTTGCTGTTGAGCAATGCGTTGTTGTTCAGCTTGCACTAGCTGTAGTTGTTCTTTCTTCTCGGTCATTTCTGCGACCTTAACTGCATATCCTATTGGGTCGTTCTCTTTCATTGCAGCTAAATCTTCTGGTCGGTCATTACTGCCAACCAAGAATTGTTGTACTGCCTGCAATTTCTGTGAATACTCATCCCTAACTTGTCTAGCTTCAATAATAGCTTTAGCTTCGGTTTCAATAACCTTACGCTGTTCAGCTATTTCTTGAGTCTTTTTAGTATAGTCAGAGCCAAGTTGATAAGACTTTTTAAGCTCATCAAGGGTAACTTGTTTTTCTTCACCAGCCGCTTTGACTGTGAAAGTCTGTTCTTCCTCAACTTCTTCTTCGTCCTCATACTCGGAGTCATCTTCTTCTTCAGTATTATCTTCAGCCTCTTCAACTTCTTCAGCTTCTTCTTCAACCTCTTCTTCAAATTCCTCTACTTCTTCTACTTCTGTATTCTCTACAGTTTCTGGTTGCTCGTTGGAGTCCTCACTTGCAGATAACATACCTTCTATAGCAGAAGTTGCATCTGATATTGTTAGTTCTCCACTTCCCTCTTGGGGAGTCATGGCTTCTTCACTCATTGTGTTTCCTTAATTTCCTCTAGGGGAGGATACCCATTAAAGGCAATTGCCTATAATATCTTCCATGCTCTGTCTTTAATCTCATCGTCTTTTGCAATGGATTTAAAACGGTTCATGATTTCGTTGATAACTTTAATTCTGACGTAAGCATCCTCTCGGACTTTTTGTTGGTCAGTATCAGAGTTAATGATTAGTTCGGTTAGCTCGTGTTGCATCTCTTGCATTTCGTCATTGAGTTCTTGACTTTGCAAAAGGTTTCTAAAAGCTTCTGATTTGGTCATTACATACCTGCAATTTTATTAATCTTATCTAAAGCATTGATTAGTTCTTTAGACTGATTTAGTTCAGTTTTCTTGTTATCGTTAGCCGCTTTTTGTGCAAGTTCTAATTCTCTCATAGCCATTTCTTTTTCAAATTCCATACGCTCTTGTTGAAGTTGCAACATTTCTTTTTGAGCTTTTAATTCAGCTTTTTGTTTTTCTAGTTCTAGTTTAGCCATATCAGATTGCATCTTCATTTGAGCTTTTTCTCTTTCTACTTCAGCTAGTATTGCTGCCGCTTTAGTATTAGAGTCTTCTTCTTTAGGAGCTTGAGCAGCTTGTTGTGCCATTTGCATAGCTTGCTCTTCAGATATATCCATAAGAAACGCAGAGTCATCTTTAAAGCCAGCCATATTAATAAATTTAGCTAGGGTATCTCGGTATTGTTTAAGATTAACTAATGGGTTGTTTAAACCATATCCTTTTAATACCTCTTCTTGTTTAGCAAGAATCATTTGCATAGTTGCTAACTGTTCTTGTTTACCACCAGTACCTAATCCCACATTAACAGTAAGGTTATATTCAGTGCTCCACTCTCTAGGATTCATAGGAACAAAGCTGTTGTGTACTTTAATAATGCGTTCTTTTTGTTGGTACTGACATACCAATTGCAGTATGCCTTTAAACAAACTGGTAACACCTGTATCAGCAAAGATACGAGAAATTAGTTCTAGCTTGCCTTGTGAAGCACTAGACATAGCAGACACTGCGGTTGCTGTTACGTTTTGTAAAAGGTTAGGGTCTAGTCCTTGCTGTGCGTCACTCACACCTGTACGTTTAGCTTGGATACCATCTAGGTATTCCAACATGGGGAATGATTGTCCTGCACTAGATTGCACTGTCATAGGTACTAACGCATTAGGATTCTTAATACGAAT